TATGTTTGTTCATAAATTTATAATAATATTACAATAATATATTATTAATATATAAAATTAAAACGTTAAACTTATTATAATAATGAGTTTTCAAAATGGAGAACAGCTATTGCAAGATTTGAGTGCTACTAATTTAAATGTAAATTTAAACGAACTTATTATAGAAAAACCACCTAATGTGGACCAAGGCAATAAAAAAGATAAATCTAATAATTGTAAAGAACTGCAAAATATTGCTTATAAAACAAAGCGATTTAATGGAACCGAAATCGTTCCGCTTATTGTAAATACAAATAATAGCACATTATCAAATTTTTTAAACAATGAAACTATCGCAAATGAAAAGGAGAACTGGTGTAAATTAGACAAAACGCAAAAAGTGAAAAAGTTAGTAAATTATGTTGAACATTTAGAAAACAAGTATACTTTATCAAGCGAAGAAAGTAATAAATGTAAAAATTATTTGATTAAATGTTTAGAGCGCAAAGCATTAAGCAAGGCAAAAGATGTAAACTATGATAAAATAGGAGGCACAATATTAGATATACCCCATTTATTATTTGATATAACTGCGCGCTCGTTTTTATTAAGAAAAGATGACAAACATGTTTCTACTGTAAAAAGTTTACCATTAGACAAAAAATTAAAGGTAAAAACAATAAAAATACATGAAAACGGGGCTTAAATAAATTGTGTAACTTGTTTAAATACTAATTTAAATTATCTAAATTACTATTTAAACAATTTAAATAGTTATAAAATTGAATATTAAATACATTATACTAATTATTTATAAGAACTAAATAGTAAATAGTAATTATCAAGACCTATTAGCAAATATTAGCGACACTATGCTAGAATTTATTAATACTAATTTAATGCAACTTATATATAATGATTTATATGATGAAGTTCAGGAAACAACATATAATATATATTATATACAATTTATAGAACAGCCTAATGCTCGTAGACTATTTAATATTAATGAAATTGTTGCAAAAGATTTGCTATATAATAGTATTAAAATATGCCAAAAGCTAGTATTTAAATTTTATATACCTCGTCGTTCATATACTAATACACATATTATTAAAGATACTTGTAATCAATCAATAAACTTAACAATTAACTTTAATAAAATTAAACTACAACTTAACTATTTGAAGAATATTGTGCAAGCAGAACAACGAAGCGATGAATGGTATATTTTTAGACGTTCCACATTAACAGCTTCTAATATATATAAAATATTTCAAAGTGACTATAGTCAATCACAGTTGATTATTGAAAAATCAGAACCAATTGATGTTAATAAATTTAAGGTAACAAACTTAAGCTCTCCATTACATTGGGGACAAAAATATGAGCCTGTTTCGTTATTATATTATGAACATATTAATAATACAAAAGTAAGTCAATTTGGTTGTATTCCACACGCTAAATATAGCTATATTGCGGCGTCTCCTGATGGTATAATTTGTGATGAATCAAGTGAGTTATATGGACGAATGATTGAAATTAAAAATGTTGTATCGCGAGAAATAAACTCTATTCCAAAAATGGAATATTGGATTCAAATGCAATTACAAATGGAAGTATGTAATTTGAACGAATGTGATTTTTTAGAAACAAAATTTACTGAATATTTAAGTGAAGAAGAATATTTAGAAGATGTGTCGTCTAATTGTTATCGTGGTTTTATTATGCAGTTTTATGATAATGGTGAAGTATATTATGAGTATCCACCATTTACATTAAATGCTATACATAGCAATGAATATGTAAGTTGGACTAATGCACAACTAATTAAAAATAGTTATAAAAACTATGTTTCCAATATATATTGGAAATTAGAGGTGGTAAGCTGTATTTTAGTATTGCGCAATAATTTATGGTTTAAAAATGCATTACCATATATAGAAATATTTTGGAATAACTTAGTTAAAGAACGCGATTCTGGTGAATATAAAGCGCGGTTGACCACGAAGCAAAAATTAAAGCGTGAACATGACAAAATAGTTAGTGATTTTCCGTCTAGTGGATGCTTACTAAAATGATTTGTTTAGCTTGTTTAGCTTGTTTAGCTTGACAAAAAATTAAAATATATATTATTTTTATTTAAAATTAAATTAACTAACTTAATTAAGACCATTATGAAACACAATAATAAAATTTCAGACTTTGATATGCATGTAATTAAGCGTAATGGAAAAAAAGAAGCAATATCATTTGACAAAATATTAAAACGCATTAAATCACTAGGAAAAACCTTTAATTTACAAAATATTTTATATGCTCAATTAGCGATGAAAGTTATTGATCAACTATATGATAATATTCAAACTTCTAAAATTGACGAATTAACAGCCGAACAATGTGCGTCAATGTCGTCGCTTCATCTTGATTATGGGAAATTAGCAAGCGCAATTGTAGTATCAAATTTACATAAAAATACTAAATCTTGTTATTACGAAACAGTAAAAACATTATATGACTATATTGATGTAAATAACAACAGTTTTAGACTAATAGCTAGCAATATTATGACATTAGTAGAAACACATAAAGACCTTATTAATTCTATGCTTAATTATGACCGTGATCATTTTTTTGACTATTTTGGGTTTAAAACTTTGGAGCGGGCATATTTAATGCGGTGTAACAAAGTAATTGTTGAAAGACCACAACATATGTTTATGCGGACAGCATTAACAATTCATGGCTCAAATATGGATAAAGTTAAAGAAACATATGATTATATGTCGCAAAAATATTTTATTCATGCTACGCCAACGCTTTTTAATGCCGGAACACCGCGGCCGCAACTAAGTTCGTGCTTTTTATTGGCAATTGAAGATGATTCAATTGATGGCATATTTAATACATTAAAAGAGTGTGCGCAAATTTCAAAATGGTCTGGTGGTATTGGACTACATGTCCATAATATTCGCGCAAATAGTTCATATATTAGAGGAACAAATGGAACATCAAATGGGCTAATTCCTATGTTAGGTGTATTTAACAAAACCGCGCGCTATGTAGATCAGGGCGGAAAACGAAATGGCAGTTTTGCGATTTACTTAGAGCCGCACCATCCAGACATTGAAGCTTTTTTGGAGTTAAAGAAAAATCATGGAGAAGAAGAAAGCAAGTGTCGTGACCTTTTTTATGGATTATGGATTAGCGACCTTTTTATGGAACGAGTAATGGGTAATAAAATGTGGAGCTTATTTTGCCCTGATAAGTGCCCTGGTTTATGTGATTGTTATGGTGATGACTATAATCAACTGTATATAAAATATGAGTCAGAACAGCGTTATAATAAACAAATTTTGGCACGCGACCTATGGATTAAAATCTTAGACTCACAAATGGAAACTGGAACACCATATATTTGTTATAAAGACGCGGCAAATAAAAAATCAAATCAGCAAAACCTTGGAACAATTAAGAGCTCAAATTTATGTGTTGCTCCAGAAACACTTATTTTAACACGTAATGGACACTTACGAATTGATGAATTAAAAGATACAGAAGTAGAAGTTTGGAATGGTGAAACTTTCAGTAAAACAACAATTTATCAAACAAGTGCGTCTAGTGAATTACTAGAAGTTCATACTAGTGATGGTTGTGTATTAACTTGTACTAAATATCATAAATTTTATGTAAAAGATGAACACTTAAATACAACTAAAACAGTAGAAGCACAAGACTTAAAAAATGGAATGATTATTATTGAGTCCACTTTTCCAATTATTACTAACACTAATATACTATTAGATGCCTATAATATTGGGTTTAATAGCGGGGGACAGTTTGTTCCTAGTAATTATTCATTGGATTCAAAAATAATGTGGTTTTCTGGATATATAGATAGTGTTGGAATTAGTTGCTTTAATAAAATTGTTATTAATAATAGTAGCAAACAATTTATGATGAATATTAAATATATGTTACAAACATGCGGAATAAATCTCAGTGTTAATTATACTGAACATTATAATAATTTTATTACTATAAATTATTCAAACGCCCAATTTTTGAATAAACTTGGATTAACTAGCGAAAAATGTAAATTGTTAGTTTATGAAACTTCTATTGCCTCTGAAGATAATAACATATATATTATGAATGTACTAGATAATAAGCGAACTGATAAAACATATTGTTTTAATGAACCATTAAAACATGTTGGTATTTTTAATGGACTAATTACTTCTCAATGTACCGAAATTATTGAATATTCTGACTCAAATGAAACTGCCGTGTGTAATTTAGGGTCATTAGGACTACCTATGTTTGTTAATAGTGACAAAACATTTGATTATGACAAACTATATCGGGTAGTACAAGTATTAGTACATAATTTAAATAATGTAATTGATGTTAACTATTATCCAACACCAAAAACACTGCGTTCAAATTTTAAACACAGGCCTATTGGTATTGGAATTCAGGGCTTGGCAGATGTGTTTTTTAAGATGGACTTAGCATTTACATCGGAAAAAGCAAAAGAAGTTAACATTAAAATATTTGAAACAATTTATTATGCATCATTAGAAAAGAGTATGATACTTTCAAAAGATCGCTATGATTCAATGTTAAAGTTACATGGCTATTATAAAGCTGGAGACTGGTCTTTTAGCACAGATTGTGAAGAATGTAGGGATTATAAAATTAATAATAGTGTAGATGCTAGTATTATTTTAGAATTGCTTAATTTATGTTGTCCTATTAAAGCTGAATTAACTAAATTGGGAATGGGAAGCGCTAACAATCAAAGTTCAACTAAAAAATATTTAGGCGCATATAGCTCTTTTGTTGGTTCTCCAATAAGCCAAGGACAATTTCAATTTGATTTATGGAATGTGAAACCATTAGAAGGGCGCTATGATTGGACTACATTAAAAAATAGCATTATGGAATATGGAACACGAAATAGTTTATTGGTTGCGCCTATGCCAACAGCAAGCACAAGTCAAATTTTAGGAAATAATGAGTGTTTTGAGCCTATTACAAGTAATATATATAGTAGAAAAACTCTGGCCGGGGATTTTATATTAGTAAATAAATATTTGGTGGAAGATTTATTAAAACTTGGCTTATGGAATGAGGAATTAAAAAACACTATTATTGCAAATAAGGGATCTGTTAGCCATATTCAAGCGTTATCACAAGAGTTAAAAGATAAATATAAAACAGTATGGGAAATGCCAATGAAAGAAATCATTAATATGGCTCGTGATAGAGGTGTATACATTTGTCAATCTCAAAGTTTAAACTTGTGGATTGAAGACCCTGATTCTAAAATACTTACAAATATGCATTTTTATAGTTGGAAAGCGGGATTAAAAACTGGAATTTATTATTTGCGCCGAAAGGCTAAACATCAAGCTCAACAATTTACGATTGAGCCAGAAAGTAAAAAACTTGCGCAAAGTGATGATAAAGATAAAGATGGAGAAAAAGAATGTGAACTAAAATTAAAGACAGAAGATTGTTTAATGTGTAGTGGATAATAAAATTAACATTTTATACAGATAAATATATAATATATTATATTATATTATATTATATATATTATATATATAATATAATATGGCAACATTAGATTCAATAGCTGATGCAACTGGAGTATCTGGAGTATCTGGAGTATCTGGAGTATCTGGAGTATCTGGAGTATCTGGAGCTTTAGCTAGTAAGGACCTAGTAGTTAAATTAGATTACACTAGTAACTCGAAACAGGAACCAGAGCCATTTAGTAGCATTATGTATACCATGTTTACCAAAAAAGAGCCTGACATAAAAAAAGCGCAATATTCTATAAAAAGTATTAAAGATCTTGAACAGTTTCTTATTGCTAATACAACTAGCATTACATCTACAAATCCTGATGGTTCTACTAAAATGTTTGATGAAGCGGCCTTGCGAAAGCTGATTTTTACAGGAATACAAACACAAATAGATAGTTTCTTTGACAAAATAATGGAAACGCTTAGAACCAATATTAAGCTTAGTGCTAAAGATGATCATCCTTCTAAAGCTGTTAAAGGTACTAACGGTGCTAAAGGTGCTAAAGGTAAAGGACCTGGTGCTGCTGATGATGGTCAGACTTCCAAAGAGGAGTTTGCTGGTTTATCAAAGTTTGACTATAATAACGATGAACATATTGCTATTGCAAAAAAAATAGATGCTAGTGTTGAATTAAAATATACTGATACCCTAACTAAAAAAGGTCTAGAGAGAACCGTAACTGTTAAACTTTCAGAGTTATGTGATAATATAAAAAAGTGTAAAACTACATTAGAAAGTGTCTATAGCCCTCAAGTCGAATTAATTCAATCACAGTCTCAATTTATAAAGTGTTTTTTGGGAAATATTCTAGAACACAAAGTTATGAATGTTCCAAATGCCAGAGCATTATTTGAAACACTTACTCCAACAGAGCAATGTAATATTAGTGAAGTCATTAAGAAGAATTTAAAAAAAAATGCTAGTACTTGGGAAGAATGGGATAAATACCCTTGCTTAAAAAAAGATGAGTATAGTTGGAAAAACTATTGTTATATATGTAATAGTTTTTTTAGTGATCCTAATAAGCAAACTCCTTCACTGCACTGTGAACATGTATTATATGTTGTACAAGCTTGTTCTGTTGATTGTTTAATACAAAAATATAATAAAGAAGAGCTTATTAAAATTTCTCAAATAGAGTCGCCCACTAAGCCTAATGAAACAGAATGGTTATCAGTAATATCACATATATTATCATATTTAGGAGCAGACGAATGTTGTAATATACTTAAATCTGATACAGCATTCATAGATATAGTCGATTTGTTGGATAAACCTAAGCATGCGCAGTTTAGTGCTGAGGCCGTAGTATCTGTGAAAAACATTACAGCTGTTTTAGAAAAAATTCGTAGTAATGCAAAGAAGGTCGATAGTAGCTTAGATTGTCATAAATTAGATTTTAATAAGAATAATAATACCAAGTCAAATTGTAATACCGTACCTAGCACCATGTGGAAGCATCCTAAATCCTGGGAAGATAAAGATATAGCCGCACATGTTACTAGAATAGCAACAGACTGGTTACAGCCTTTGTGTGATGTTTTGAATTCTAAGTTTCGGCGTAAACCAGGCACACCAAATAAAATATATTATAGCGCACAGGCACTTACACGACTGTATATGAAAATGCTTCTTATTATAGGCTTAGAGGTATCTTTACCTCAAGTTATTTGTTGTTTATTAGCTGGTGGCGGAATAAGAGTACCAGCAAGGCTATCAACAAAATATGCTAGTACTGAGATAGATACTTTGCTAACCAAAACCGGTAATAATAAATCTAAAGCATATGAAGAAGGCTTGGTTATAGATATTTATATAGCGGATGCTTTTGGTGAACTACCAAATGTAGCCCCATTAATCACAAAAACAAAACGCTATTTAGAGAATCTTGGAAAACAAGTTAGAGCATCAAGTAGAGTAGGAAGTAAAAGCAATACACCCATTGCCGCTCCTGAGCTCCAGTCCGCACCGCAAGCACAACCGCCGGCACCACCGCCCTCACCGCAAGCACAGCAAGCACAGCAAGCACAGCAAGCACAGCAAGCACAGCAAGCACAGCAAGCACAGCAAGCACAGCAAGCACAGCAAGCACAGCAAGCACAGCAAGCACAGCAAGCACTTACGTCCACGATGGCGCCCATGATGGCGTCGCCCAACTGGTCGCCGCTGCTGGGACCGCTGCCGGTGGCGCCGTTATATAGCTTACAAACCTCAATGTATAGATTAAATGAGAAAGATGATGGGCCGAATTATACACTTGCAATACATAAGCATTGTTTTAATATTACTCCAAATATTAGTGACAATATATTCAATGATGAAAACACCCAACGCAATAGCACACAGAATGCGAGCAACGAACGAGGCGGGTTCAAAACAATAGGAGATGCAGAGGGAATGGTCCCTATGAGAGGCAAACTACGCTATTATTTACAGAATCTTGCAACTATGCTTTATGGTGTAAGACGTTACATTCCTAAAATACAAAGAACAAGTGAAGGTAACACCAAAATCTCGCTTGGTTATGGTTTTAAAAGTGAAATAATAGAATTTATAACTTTATGTAAGAGCTATATTGCAGTTGAATTTATGTATATATTAACATATAATTTATATCATCAAAAAATAAGTCTTGCTGAACAAAAATCCGAAACCGATAAAACTGACGCAGTTGCAATACTAAAAAGTTGTATTTCTAACTATAATAAAAAGTATATAACATTTATAATTAATTGGTTTTTTTATTCATCTATTTATATAATAGATAGATTTGATATAAACCTTTTGACTGGATATGAGGCAGAGGAAGAAGAAGAAACAAAAGAACGTGAAAGTTCTATATCAGAAACATTAGGATCCGTGTATCTTGGTGTTTATCAATTTTTACAAAAAAAATATAAGCAAGAGTTGACAATGGCTCTAGGGATTATTGATAGCAACATACAACAAATTAGTGATGATAATATTGCCAGTATTGTGGTCGATGCGTCAAGCAAATTTGAAGAACATATTGAAAAACTATATATAGATGATGAGTTTACCAAATTAATACGTGTAAAAGAATATGTAGGCACAAAAAACATAAGGTCAAAAATCTTATATTGGGTTATTAAGTTAGATGATACTAATTCTGATGAAACAGCACCAGTTCCTGTTCCTGCTAAGTCCGATGAAACAGCACCAGTTCTTGTTCCTGTTGATTCTGACGAAACAGCACCTAGTGTGGTTGGGGGAGGTATAGCAAGAGCAAAGTCTTCAAGACAAAGTATTACAACTCTAAAACACACTATGAGAAGTATAGCAAGAGCAAAGTCTTCAAGGCGTAGTAATAGTATAAATCGAACTAAGACAATTGGAAAACGCTATGGGAGAACGAGAACAATAAAGGCTGCAAATCCCAAATACAGAGTTAATTATGATCCAAATCGTATTAAATATATAGTACATAAAATTGAAGACTTAGAAAATGCAGTATATAATTTTAGAGCTTATGATATTGGTTATGATATTATTAATGATGGACTTATTACTTTAATTTATAGGAATAAATATAAGGAACAACAAAACCATTTAGTTCGGATACAAACGATAAAACACTTTATAAATATTAATAAAGCAGCGCGGGCAGAATATGCGTTAACTAACTTGCTTGGGTATACTAAAGAAGAAGCAAAAAGAAGGGTTCAAGCTATTTTACATAATGATGACAGAGCAGTTTATGTTAATGAAATACTAACCAAAATAGGAGAAAAATTAACTACTAATATTTACAAAAAAATAGAACCAAATCGTAAACAACCATTGTTTACACTTAAAAGTTCAATACCCCAAACTGCTTTATCCAGTGCTGAACAAATAGGCACAAAAAGGCCTAGGCAAACAACTGTAAGAAGAGTGCCTTTAATTGCTATTACTACTAACCAAGGTAACCAATCTTATAAACGAAAACGAGTCACATACAAGAATAAAAGTTTTATGTATAGATTACTTAGACCAAAGAGACCAAAGAAGTCAGTTGCCGTATTAGTATCACCAATAACAGCTTCAAAAAAACGTGCTGCCTCTGGTCGTTTTGATACAAGTCCAATAACACGTTCAAGAAAACTTTCAAGACTAAGTTTAAGGTAGCTATAAATATATATACCACTATCTATACGTAAAATTACAAAATATAGCGTTATATTTAGTAATTAGCAATTACTATTAATAGTTAACAGCTTAAAATACAAATTACTATGTTTTTTAAATAATATTTTATATACAAATATTATTTAAAACTTATTAGTTATGTAATTAGTATATATAACATGACTGATGTAAATAATTTAACACAAGCTTTAAATATTCTTAATATAGCTCCTCCTGTAGTTGAAGAATGTATGATATGTAGGGATGAGTTGGAATGTACACAATGTTATACTTTACCAGAATGCAATCATAGATACCATACTAATTGTTTAATTAGTTGGTTTAGAAATGGAGACCCGCGTTGTCCGTATTGTGGAAATAAAGGAATTAATAATAAAAGCATTGATATTACAGACCGATTTACTAATAGATATTATGCTTTAAAGTATAAAACACAAACACTAATCGATATAAAAAGATACGTTTTTTCAAAAAAATATGATACTAATAAACGGTGCCTTGAAATACGTAAACAGTTTGATAAAATTAAAGTATTGGAAGAAAATTATAAAAATGAAAATTTAAAATTGAGAGAATTGAAACAATCACTCAAAGACACCCCTGCTTTATACAATGAAGCAAAAAAAAATATAAATTGTTACAGAACTAAGAGATGGAAAATAACTAAACAAATAAGAGATGAAAAATTTAAAATTGTAAATAATAGCTATATTATTCCCTTAATAATACCAATAAGCGTTGAAGTATAAATTAAACTTGATATACAAGTTTAACCTTTAATAGTATGCATTCTCTCATTTTTATTAGCGCTTACATTATTTTTATAATGTAAATGTTTGCAATTTGTATATAATATATATTCTTGAATGAGAGAATTTTTGACTACTTTAATTTTTTCTTTAAGTTCTTTTATTTTATCTTTTTCTGCGCGTTGATCTGATTTTGTTGTATGTAACTCTTCTTCTAAGTCATTAATATTTTTCAATAACAGTTGTAGTGCATCGTTAAAAGCGGTTGCTTCTTCTTTGGATAAATTGGCTTTTGTGTCTTTATATTGTTGCTTTTGTTGCTTATAATCGGCTTTCATTGTTTTAATTCTAGTTTTGAGAGATTCTATAAGAGCGTCGGCTTCTTTAGACAGGCTGCCAAATTTGGTTTCTAAATAGACCGCATCTCTCAAATCTTCATTTTCAACACTTCTCATTAATATTGGAACATGAATCATAATAGGTTGAGCAAATTGTGTGGGGTCTTTTTCTCTATTTAAATAACTAATATAGCCCGATAGTTTATTGGCAATGTGCTTTACACCTTTTTCACTTAATACATTATGTGAATCCATAAATTGTTGTTTAAATTCTTCTTTGTCTGTAGTGATTTTATCGGAGTCGTGTGTCATAAATAAGTTTGTTAATGAAAATAGTTCTAATGGGCTATTTGTAAAAGGAGTTGCTGTCATTAACAATAGCTTACAAGATTCATGCTTTGATACATTATAACTAGTCCTTATTAACTCTTCCATAATTGTTGTATTTGGTCGTTCGCTGGCTTTTAAATCACCACCATATAATTTGTGTGCTTCATCAATAATAATAAGTGTTTTTTTTAATATGTCTTCTTTACCATTGCGTTGAAGTAATATATCATAGATTTTGTTTTTTTTAGCTAACAAATTACTAAATTGTTTATAAGACATAGGTTCAAGCCAATTTTTTGATAATAATTGTTTGCGCTTGGCAATATCTGTTGGCATAATTAGTCCTTTATTAATTTTATCTAATATTACTAAATGACATACTTGATCAAACATATTTTTCCATACATCACTTTTTAGTGTTGTTCTTGTAACCCATAATATGCTATAATCATCGTTGTCAAAACTGCTTGTCGCAGTTGCTATACCAGTACATGTTTTACCTGTTCCTACTGAATGCCATAATAATAGCCCTTTAAATGGAGAAGAAGGAGTAAAATAGTGCGTTATAAATTTTTGTGTAGGATTAAGAGAGATAACATTTGCTTGACCATTAGGATTAGCTATACAATTGTTTTTTATTTCCATTTTTTCCCATTTAAAATCCTTATGCGCATATGCATTTTTGATATAATCTCTCATATTTATGAAATTAAACTTTTTTATTGGGCTATGGTTTTGTATTGTGTTTGAACTTGCGCTTCGACTTGGACTTATACTTGCGCTTAGGTTTGGACTTATACTTGAACTTATATTTGACCCAATAATTGAGTTAGGACTTACGCTAACAATAGCATTGTTTTTCTCTCCACTATATAAAAGAATTGGATAATTTGTTTTACTAACTTCCTCTGACTTAGCATAAAGGTCCTCATCAAATGTGAGTTCTAAACTATCTAAGTCTGATTTTACATCTTTTTTATTTTTAGCGCCTTCTATAATTGATGGAATTTTTGTATAGCGCAGACTCCATTCACTATTTAATTGAGTGCAAAAGTTGTTTGTATTATCTTTAAGATAGTTACAGAAAAAGGCGCGTCTATTTAATGTGTTTGATTTTAATAATTTTTCTGGATGTTTATATTTAGTATATACATATTTCATAAAACCAACACTTACAGGAATATCGTATGTTGGTTTTTTTCCGCATTTTCCTAAACATTTTATATTGTCTATTTTGAAAAACTTGGATTGCATATTTTGATTTCTTGATTTTGTTCCACCCATTAAAAATAATTTGTCTTCCATAAATTCACTATTTAAATCAGGAAAATTGTGTAAATTTTTTGTTAATTCATAATCAACCGCAAATACTGGCGCTAAACTATATAATTGTTCTGATAATTTATTCATAGCCTTATCAAATTCGCTATAATTCATTGTTGCATCATTATATTTTTCTATATCTTTAAATAATAAAACATCTTCATCGTTTTCATTTGCGCTTTTAATATAGTTTTCCATCATAAATTTGCTTGTATATAGTGTATTACGCATTAGTTCGGGAACAGTTAAATAATAATTATACACATATAACGGCCAACCAATATTGTCTTGAAACTCTAAACCTTTTTGGCCACATGTTCTTGTTGCGCGTCCAATTGTTTGCTTTAAATCAGCAATTGTTAATGATGGTTCAAAAATATGGACGTATTTTACATCAAATAAATCTATGCCTTCTTTAAATCCGCTATCTAATATTATTAACCTTATATTTTTTCCATGTATATTATTTGGACGTTCATTATATGTTTTTAATAACTCTTTCTTTATCTTTTCGTTAAAAGTTGTTCCATAAATCGTATTAGAAGATAATAAGGCAAAATTATTATAATTTGAATTTGCTATATTTAAATAGAGTTTAGGAGCTAATTGTGATGGAATTTTCTTAGAGCTAATTACATTAGTATAGCCATTTGCTGCTAGCGCTGAGGCAATTATTTTTGCGCCGGCACCCCCATCTTTAACATCGGAAAATATAAAATGCTTAAACTTTTGGCCGTGATTTTTCTGGTCTTGACTATCTAACGCTAATAATGTGTTCAATAATTGAATCATTTTTGGTGAAGCATCGTTAATGTCTTTGTTATATTGAAGTGGATCAAAAACCGATTTGTCAAATTTATGATGATTTGCTATTTTGCTAAAATTAGCTACTTTACGCATACATCTAAAAATTTGTGCACGATTCTTTTTAGTTACTTTTGACGAATTACTTTTAATAGGGCTTGCTTGATTAGTTTTATTTGTTTTATTGTTGCTTTCACAAAAACTATTAGCTTTATAACACTCTAAAATTGTGTTAAATTCGTCTTTAGGCATTGTTCCACCTTTATCGGGGTGGTTTTTCTTAAACCATTTCCTAGTTATTGATTTATCATTTAATTTGTGCTTACACATTAATTTTTTACATGACATACTTATTATAATTAGTTAATATAATAAGTATTGCAAAACATAATTACATATTTGTTAAAATCCAAAATCCAAAATCCAAAATCCAAAATAGTTTTATTTTTCTATTTTTATTAATGCTATAAAATTTCTAAATATAAAATCATATTCTTCTTCTATTTTAGTATGATGATCCAAGTTGTCAATAATAGTCCACTTAATAACATAATAATGTTCTAATAATTTAGCACATTTTTGTTGAAATTCTAAATTATAAATTTCATCTTTATTGCCGCTATAAAAAAAAAGCGGAACAGCACTATGCGTATTTAAATTTATATATTTATACATATAAAGTGATTTAATACAAAATAACCCGCCTAATGAATGTGGTAAAAACTTTAATATATTAAATAATAATGTTCCGCCCTGTGAAACTCCTATTATAAACAGCTTTTTATAACTTTTTAAAATAGCAGCTTCTTCGTTTATAATAGTTATTATTTTTTTTGTTTGTTCAATAAAGTCTTGTGTGTTTATTTTATCTAATTTATTTACGTTGTTGTAACAAGTATAATAATTATACCATGACTTAACATTATATTGTTTATTGTTTGGATAGTCTATATCCATAGTCAAAGACTCTGGTAAAACAAATTTAATAGAGTTTGTTAAAGCACTATCATATTTTCTAAAATAGTCTATATAGTCATCAAAATATGAACTATTATTACACATAGGATGTAACATAATAAACGTATATTTGTGTTTTTTTGCGCTTTTAGCGCTATAAATAGCGCTAGCCATAATAATAGTTAATATAATATTTATAGTGCAAAAAGAGAAAAAAAGTATAACATGGACTTAACACCATTAGGTGTATTAGACACGCGTGCATGGTCGCTGCTTTTTAATAGCACACATACCTTTAGGCATCTTGTTAAGAATAACAGGCTTAGTCTTTTCTGTCTTACGCCACCATGACATAACTCGCCAAACTTCGCCTTCACATGCTAGCAGTTGTGCTTCATCATTATTCTTGGACTTACGCGGCAACACATACAACGGAATGGGAACACCATTAATCATAGCATCTTTGATAACTGCAGCCTTTGTATTCCACATTTCCCGTTCTGAAACGTCCATTGCTCTCCAACGCTTTTGACAAATGCCTTGCTCGCGTGTATGAGCGCAAAACAAGTTATAGCCAGTCGGATAGCGCACCTGCTTAACTACTTTTGCCTCTGTAAAAGTAGAATCAACAATATCAACAGACATCATAGTAGCCTTTGCCTTTGCCTTTGCCTTTGCCTTTGCCTTTGTCTTTTTTCCAGGCTATGTGATTTAACAATGTAAAATCACTTCAATTTTTTAAAACTATAACAAATTAATTTAACAAATTAATTTAAAGAAATAATTATATTTATTTATTATAAAATGTCATATAAAATTATAGTAGCAAGGTATAATGAAAATATTAATTGGTTAAGTAGTGAAATGTCTAATTGTATTATATATAATAAAGGTGACAAATTAGATATTGAAAATGAAATATTTTTAGAAAATGTTGGAAGAGAGAGTGATACTTATTTACATTATATAATTACAAATTATTATAATTTACCCGATGTAGTAGTTTTTACACAAGCAAACATAGCAGATCATAAAGGTAGTAATGATATTAATTATTTAATAAATATTAAAAATGAAGCATTAGTTAATTCAAAATCCCGAAATTTTATGATACATTATGATATAGGACAAAACATATATTGGGATCACAATTGGAATTCTAAAACTCACACTTGTTGGTCAGAATTTGCTTATAAAAATAATAAGCAAATAACATTTTTAGAATGGTTCATAACCAATATAGATTTAAATTATCCAAATCCAATATATATATATCAAAATGCTATATTTGCTGTTAAAAAAGAAAATATAATAAATAAACCAATTGAATATTATAAAAAATTAATATTAGAAGTAAAATATCATAATAATCCAATTGAAGCACATTTTTTCGAACGTGCTTGGTATTATGTATTTGACACACCCATTAGTGTGCACACCACGAACCACAGCCGTACATCAATTTGTCAGTTACGGTTCGGAATATAATATTGAAACAGTCTTTGGTAATATATTACTAAAAAATATACACTTTTTAACTCAAACCCACAAAAACTTACACAAAAATAGAACTAATCTAATTAAATAGCTTGAATATAATATTATAAAATTAAAAAAATAATATAGATGACAAAACATAAGACTGATAATTGCAAATTTTCAACTTTTTACAAGTTATTCTGAATTATTTTAACTAATTGTATAATAATACTATTATCTTCTACAGTGTTGTTCCAATTATTATGCCAATGATAACAAAAACTACCATTAAAAAAATTATCAAAATTATATTGTTTGTCTGTATTTTTAAAAAAATTATCAAAATTACATCTCTCAATGTTATATGGGTTGTCTATCCAGTTAGCATCAAACCAACTGCAAGGTAAAACCAACATATCTAATGGTAAATTATATGTAAGTTGTGCTTCTTGAAATCCCCATCCACAATTGCGCTCAATAATAAATTCAATATTTTTTTTCATTTTTAATGATTTAGGTTCTAGCGATATATATATTGCGTTATTTGGATAATATTGATTTTCCCATTGATAAACACATATTTCATTTTCAAAGTTTGAAAATATAGGGTCAAAATTTCTTAATATAAAACAATCTAAATCAAACCATACACCCCCATAGTTATATAACAATAGAGTTCTAACAAAATCTGAATAAAAAGATAATGATTTATTATAATAAAAATTATTCTTTATAAAATCCGTATTAGTTTTTTCACTAATTAATGAAAAATATCTAATTTGTGCATATTTTTCTATTTCTGTGTTATATTTATTAGGGATGTTATTTTCTAACCATAATATAATTTTATGTTTATTTCTATATACATTAAAATAATAGCATGATAGTATAGAATATAAATGTTTTTCATTCAAATTACCATGCCAATAACAATGAAATATAACTGGTTTATTATAATTTCCTTGTAAATTAATGGCAATATTTATTGTTTCTGCATAGTCAGTTTTAATAGTTAATAACTTCATATATGTATATATATTTTATATATCTTTTATATATCTTTTATATATATTTTATATATATTTTATATATATTTTATATATCTTTTATATTTAAAATATATATAATTACAAGGGTCTACTTGAACAGTGTTGTTGTGTAATTGCTGACATTAGCATTAATGTGTAGAAAAAATTGAAACATATTAAATATTTTATATTATAAAACTATAATATAAAATAATAAATAATGACTGAAGTATATATAACATCTCAAATGCACAATACTAACTCTAGTATTCCAACTGTTTCTGAAGCTAATCAAGAAGAACATGACGCTTATACTAAATTTATGACTAGTGGTGAAGAAAGAAAAACATTTGTATATAAAGATTACAATTTTACATTAGAGCGTATTTGGAGTAATTCTAAATATAGAAATATTAGACTAATTACAAAGTCTAATGAATTTTTAATATCAGATAATAAACAAGAATTACTTAGTACGTTAAGTTATATGACAAAAATGAGGAATAAAAAACTTAATGTTACTTATAATTAGTATTTACGACTACTACGTGTTGTGCGACCACTAGATGATAATAGTCTTCCAAGATCTAACATAGGGGCATCTAGTTTTGATAATGCTCGTCTAATGCGGGACTGTTTTTTTTTCTTTGAGGCTTTGACTTTCCGTCTTGTATTATGTCCTCTAAATAATGCTTGTATTTTGGTAGCAACCCTATTTTTTTTACGTTTGCTATTTAGTGATAACGGTGACGCATTAAACGAATCCATTAGTGTTTTTGTGGCATTAAATGTAGATAGTCTTCCAGAAAAATTTGGAGGTGATGGCATTTATAATATAGTATAATATTAAAAAATTATAAAATTATGCTAAATAACATTTTATAATTTAAAAAATTATAAATCTAATTTACTTTGACAACTTTTTTTTAGCTTTAGCCAGCCATGACGCATATATATGTGGTTTTTCATGCTTTAACTCAATAAACAATTCACCAATCATATATTCAATACGTTCTTGATCTATGTCGCGCCCCATGTCTATAATAGCTTGTTTTGCCTTTGATTTATTAGCTTTGCCAAAGAGCCGCTCTGCTTCGTCTTCTATTTGTTTATTAGTTAATACTTGTTGTTGTTGTTTTTTGGCTGTAAATTGTCGTCGCGTTCTGCGTCCTCTAAAAGCTGATTGAATTTTGGTAGCAACTCTATTTTTTTTACTTTTGCTATTTAATGATAACGGTGACGCATTAAATGAATCCATTAGTGTTTTTGATGCATTAAATGTAGATAGTCTACCAGAAAAATTTGGGGGTGATGGCATTTATAATACAGCATAATATTTTATTCTTTATTTATTTTATGCTAAATAATAACCCATTAACTATTCAGATACAGGATTAATTGTTGCGTTTTTGTTTTGTTGTGTCAACTTCTTTTTTGCCTTGGCAATCCACTTTGCATGTTCCTTGTTGCTTAGGTCGCGCCATAAATGATAGACCATAGTATCAATATTATCTTCATCAACATCGCGAGCCATGTCATCGAGTCTTTTTGCTGCCTTTGCTCTAGCAGCTCTACTTTTACAAAAAAGATGCTCGGCTTGTGTTTCGAGTTTTTTTGCTTCTAATTTTTGCCGCGTAGCATGTGCTCTATAAGTTCTCTGAATCTTAGTAGCTTTTCTATTTTTTAGACTTTTATTACTTGTAGTGCGTCGCGGTAAGATTTGTAATATAGATAGACTTCTAGATAATCTGTTAATAAAATTTGATAAACTTAATGGTGATGGCATTATTATACTATAGTATAATATTATAAAAATTTATCTAATAAAGTTAAATATTAAAAATTATTTACTAAACTTGTAAATAAGGAGAAAAAAATATTGAATATAACAGTTTATATTAATTTATAGTGTAATAAAATCATACACTTTTCTTGTTACTTCGTCATAAAAATTATTGTCTATAAACTGGCTTGTATTTGTTTCTTCGTTTCCATTAATCACTAGCACTAACCCTTCTTCAATAGCAGTTGGGTTATTTAACCATATATCGTGATAATGATGACAATCTTTTAAATATTGGAGCGGTATAGTTTCTCCCAAGCGACCCCGCTGTTGCACACGCAAATCACAAATCTCAGGACACGTTCTAATATAAACTATTTTTAAATCTTGAAAAATAGTTTGAAACTCTTTAAACAAATTTAAATAAATTATATATTCAATAAGACTCATTTTTTTAGCATCATATAGAATTTTTGCAAATACCAATTTGTCTGTATAAACGGAGCGCTCACTAATAATAATGTCATAATCTCCTTTTAGCGCTTCCTTCAATAATGACATACGACTTGTATATGCCATTATTTGAAACGCAAAACTGTAGCGCTCATTATTTTCATAAAAGTGCGTAATAATACTTTTTCCGTTGGCATCTCCAATTGATTCCCAACTTGAAACTGGTTCTTGTAAAAAGCAGATTTTACAAGTATTGCCTTTTGAAGCGCAATAATTAGCCAGATTTTTTTCCAAATAACGCATAATGCTTGATTTTCCAGAACCAATATTTCCATCAATAGAGAGTATAAGTGGTGCCATTGCAACTTATATAGTTTTATGATAGTTTGTTGAAAATAAAATTAAGATGTAATCAATTTTATTTATATAAAAACCAGAAAATTAAGCTTATTTGCGTAACCAATCTTCTGCTAACAATTTTGCGCCGTCACTATAATAAAATTTAATTAAGTTTCGTAATTGGTGAGTTGGTTCATCGTCTAACCGTTCATCTGATAAATCTTGATTTCGTCTAGTAATTTTTTCCCAACTGATTCTAAATTTCTGTAAATTCTTTATTAACTCTGTGCGCGTCATGGAACTAATTGGTTTGGTTGGCGGTTCATACATTCCCTTATAATTAGTGATTGGTTTATTAATTCTAGCTTGTATGAGTTTTGTTGCTTTTTTTTGTTGGGCTTCATCTAATAAATCATAAATTAATTCTAAATCCTTGCTTTCGATTGTTGAACTGCTCAATCTAAATAAACCTTGAGCCATTGCTTCTTTTGAACCTCTTGTTGTTACATTATATTTTTGTAGTAGTTGTCTTAATTTATCTACTGAAATGGTGTTTTTTTTTGCTTTTTTTGTCTGATTGTTTGTTTGATTGTTTGTTTGATTGTTTGTCTTAATAATTATATTTTTTTTTGTTTTCTGTAATTTATTTTCATTTACTTTAGACCACCGCTTACTATTTTTTGTTTGTATTATTATCCACATATTGCCATCATTACCGCGTTTCTTTGTTCCTAATGTAAAGTTGTTAGCACTTTCTGATGGTGCTTGTCTTGTATACATTATATATAATATATACAAAAAAAGAAATTTAAAGAAAAGCTGTATATCAAATAAGTATTAAACAATAGCATTTAAATATTTATTACTCTTACTTAGTAAATAATTAATAATTACTTAAAATATGGAGTTTATTATTAGAGAGAAAATTATTCCATTTACAAATATTAATTTGGCGTTATTTGCATTATGTTATTTTAAACCATATAACAATTATATAGATTATAATTATTTATATAGTATAAGTTATTGTTGGAATTATTTGATTTTTTTCACATTTAATGGAGCTTATTTACTAGATAATACAACTTTTAAGAGAATGGCTATTAGAAAAAGACTTTCGCTCCCTATTTTTCATATTGGAAATATGATTTTACATAATTTACCATTTTTATATGTAAACATTTATATACCTATTAGCGTTACATTATATCATTCATTAACGGCATGTTTAACTAATTTAGCATGGTGTTATTGGGCAACATACGGAACATTTGATATTAAGTATGTTTATGTTTCAATTGAAAAAGAAAAACAAATGAAGTTATATTTGTTAAATATAAGTTCTATATTATATGCTCCGTTTGCCTATAATATTAATAACTATATACAAACGCAAATATAAGTGATAACACAAAAATAAGTAATATAGCGAAATAATATAAAGACTATTATACTAATAATAGTAATAGACATTAGTCTATTACTTTTTAAGCATTGGTGCCCGAGTGGTCTAAGGGGTGCGACTCAAGTTCGCATGGCTTCGGCCTCGTGGGTTCGAACCCCACCCAATGTATAGTTTATTTTATAAAATAGCGCATACTATTTTATAAAAAAAATATGAGTTTTTGTTTTTTATATTTTTTGTTTTTAGTATATAGTTTTTTGTATTTAAAAGAATGCTGGTATTACGCTTGTTTGACGCCTTAGCCGTGGCGGTTCATTAGAACGACCAGTTGGTGGTGGTGTAGTTGGTTGGTATGATTGGCTACGCTCTACTTGTGTAAACGCGGTTGGCGCACAACTCCTTTGCCTATTTACAACATTACCAAGAGACCTATATACTGCTTCACATTCTTCCTTTGTTTCACTATAGTTAATAGCATGACCTTCTTCAATGCCGATTTTAGATGCTTCTAAAATTGCGTCTTGATTTGCTCCTAAATACATTAGCTCAATGTTATATGATTCTTGTGCACTAGTAATTAGCTTTTTTAACGTTTGTGCGTTAAATTTTTTACTGCAATTTTCACAACCATCAGTAGCTACATAAATCAAACACTTAGTATAACTGTTTGGTTCATGTAGTTTCTTTTCCATAAAATAAGTAAGACTTGAACCAATCGCGTCGTATAAAGCGGTTTGACCACGAGGAACAAATTGTCTTAGTTCAAGAGGCCGCACATCTTCAATATTTAATGACCTAATTAGCATACGCTCTTCGTGGTCAAATAACTTAATTGATACATTTACACGCTCACCCGGCTTTAAATCTTGTCTAATAATGTCTAATGTTGAATTAATACCACCAACAGTATCTGCTTCTTTGCCAGACATAGAACCCGACCGGTCAATAATAGCAACAACTTCTTGAATGAATGACGCCATAATAGTAGTGTTTTAATATAATTTATTAAATTATATTTAAATCAATTTTTTTTTATATATGTTTTGTATGCTATTGTTTATATTGTTTACTATTGTTATTGAAAAACATGATTTACATTAAATAAAATTGATTACTAATTTATTTTTATTACTAATCAATATATACTATATAATGCTAAAGCAGCAAATGCTAATTGAAAAAACTAATTATGAACCTCATCTTAATATTGAACTATTAACAGGAGCATATATAGAAAATAAATTTAAAAACATATGTGCGCGAACTATTTGTGATGCTTATGCTAATGAAATTTTAATAATTGAATACTTGAAATATAGGAAGGCATTAGAACCTCAAACATTTAGTGATGTAACATTTACTATAGATTTGCCATTTGTTCAACATTATATTGAACATATAAAACAAGTTAGCATGACGTGTGAAGACATTCCTGTAATAACTTATGTATATAATACATTATTGCGCGAACCAGGAGATAAGGAACTATGGCCAGAAGATAAAGCATCGTTAATCCTTGATAAAATACACTGCTTCTTTGATATTGATGAAGACAAATTAGCAAATGAATTAATAGAAGTAATTAGTGAAATTTATTATAATAAATTGTGGTAAAGCATAAAGCATATAGCATAATACATACTATAAAAGCAAATTTTTTTTATAAATCACTTTAATGCTTTAAAATCGAACTATTTTTGATAAATATAACCAAAAGAATAGTCCTATAAATGCTTTTGCTAATAAATCAAGCATATTATAACCAATCATTTTTGTTGTTTCATTTGTCTGATAAAAGACACCATATAAAGACCATAATCCTAAATATAGCCAAAATATTATTTTGGATTGCTTTGTTACTTTAGAACCAGTCAGAAATAGTTTCCAAATAGTTCCATAAGTTAAAAAGAAGAATATAAAACCTATAAAATTTGCTAATGTTCTATTTAATAAGTTGATTTCTCCAACATATCCAAAACCCAACATTAAAAAGTTGAAAAATAGGACCAATGCAAATGAAAAAAAATGGACGTCTACTTTATTTTCATAACCCAAAACGAGAGATAATACTAATAACATTAATGGTGTGCTAATTACCCAATCAGAATAGCGCATATCATTTATTTTCTCTATTGGTAGTTTATGTTCAGAGTCTGGACTAGTTAATGGAGCAGTGTCTTTTTCTGCTGTTTTTTTTATTTCATTTGTTATTTGCGTTTTTTGTGTTAGCTGTGTTTTTTGTGTAATTTGTGTTTCTTGTGTTAATACACTTTTTTCTTCTGATTTATCTAATAGTTCTATAAATACTCCATAAAAATAACCAGCAATAATTGATATACAAGTTTCTAAATTCATAATATGGCGAATTTGTGGAATAGGGTTTCGTAATGCCTCAATAAATGTAATTACTCCTGTAGTAATTAAAAATACATATGTAAAATAAAAACTATTTTTAACACTAATTATTTGCATTAGAACTAATACTAATATAGTAAAATAATATTATTATTAAAATAATATTATTTGTAAATTTTATAAAATTTGACTTATTTGTCTTATTTGTCTTATTTGTCTTATTTGTCTTATTTGTCTTATTTGTCTTATTTGTCTTATTTGTCTTATTTTTATTTGACTTTAATTTAATTGGAATATGCTAAGCCACCCATACCCGACATAATACGAAGAACGTTGTAGTTAACCGCATATACGCGAACTTTGGCAGTATTTACACCCTGAACTGTAGCGTTCGACAATACTAATTGGAGAGTAGCATTATCAATGCGCGAGAAATTGCAGGTGCCAGATGGCTGATGCTCTTCAGGTCTTAGAGCAAACGAATACACATTAATGCCGGTGTCTGGTGCACGGGTGTGGTGCTGGAATGGCTGAACGAGGTCAAAATAGGTGCCTTCACGCTCCGAAAAGCGATCCTGACCGTTAAGCTGTAATTTGGCAACTACAACTGGATTTTCACCCCAGCAATGCATGTCTAACGCAGTTTCAGCTAAAACAAAGGTTCCGGCATCAGATACACCCGAGTCTTCAATATTATTTTCTCCTAGTGGTCCACGCGCCTGTGTACCTGGTAGAGCTCCAGCAATTAGACCACCAGTATTGGTTACCCCAAGATCTATTCTTACACCTGCAGCATTTGTAACACTTACAGGTGTTCCACTAATAGATGCTGGTTTAATCTGATTTGCCCACATGTCTTCAAAAGCACCTGAAGTATTAATAAATTCGTTAGTTCCACTAATTGTTGTCTTTGAACCAAACGCATGAACCGCATTTGGCAAGGCATCTAAAGCATCGGTGTAATTGAATGGTTGAGCTCCCAATAATGTATTTAGCGCAGAACCAGCAACTAATGACGCACAATAGTCGACGTTGGCATCTGGCTGAACGACCCAGATTAATTCTTTGCATGGATGATTCAAATTTAATTTAATTTTATTGGACGATGAACCAACCGACTCATCGCCAGTGAACTGTAACTGTTCAATTAAATATTCGTGTGGATTTTGCGCCATACGTCTGCGTTCATCGGTATCTAAGAAAATGTAATCAACAAATAGCGAAGCAGCGGCTAATGATTGTTTGTATGCATTAGTAATTTTTGTGCCTTGTCCATCTAAACTAGATACAGCCCACAAGCACTCTTCAATGTTGCGAATGTCTAAATTGATTTTAACTTCGTGATATTGTAGCGCAATTAAAGGTAGAGCTAAGCCGGGATTGCGGCAATACCAGAATTGTAGAGGAATGTATAAAGTGGTTTCTGGTAGCGCTTTGCGTGGAGCGCAAACTTGGCGCACACCATCAGCCGAGCAAGGGCCATCAACCGCCGCAAATGTAGGGTCGCATACATATGTTAATTGTGTGGTATTGCCAATCATCTTGTAATAACCACGCTCTTGTTCCTTGGACAAAGTGAGCTGATTCCAAATGTGCATCCAGTCACCATATTGACGGTCAATGCGCTGACCACCGATTTCAACTTCAACTTGTGAAATTAGCTGCTCGCCTGGGAAATCTAACCATCTAGCATATACATTGTCTTTGGGTTCAGATAATGATTGACCAATTTCGGGAAGAGTTAATTGTAAATATGTGCGATAAGCCAAATCACCGTTTCTTGAAATAGTGCAAGTAACACGGCGACCAAAATCCGCTTGTCCGTTAAATGTTTGTTCAATGGACTCCATCGCAAAATTAGTGTGACGTCTGTATGTGACCTTCCAGAAAGTAATTTGGGGATTACCTGTTAAATATACATCTTGAGCGCCATAGGCGACTAATTGCATTAAACCACCAGCCATTTTTTTATAATATTCCTAAAGAAAAAAAATTTTTACAATTAATTTAATTATTAATTAATTAATTTAATTATTAATTAATTATTAAATATTAATAATCAATAAATATTATTCAATATATTGTAATATAATAATAAACATTATAATATACTAATATTATAAGTAGCTATGAAAAAAGCAAATATTATTAAAACAACATTGGATAGTAAGCATAATGAAATAAGTAATTCGTTTAAACAAAATGAGGAAGTAATTATTCCTAAATATTTAAAAATTATAGAAAAGCTGGAATCGTTATTACAAAATTCTAATAATAGTCTTAAAAATCAAACTCTAATTGAAAATATAAAAAAATATAAGAATTTAATCCATTCTCTTGAGAGAAAAAAGAATGAATATTATTTAAATAATTCAAAATATATATTTGATTACTTTGAAAATAAAAAAAATATTTCTAATTCTAATAGTGATTTAATAACAACTAATCCAAACAAAAATGATATAATACACAAATTTTTTTCTACATCACATAATGACGAATATAATGGAACTAATTCTAATTCTAATGCTAGTGCTAGTTCTAATGCTAATGCTAACAATAGCACAAAAAATTCAATTGATAAATATTTTAACAATATTGATTATTTATATTTAAATTATGACAATTTTATATATCCTTCTGATATTTGTAGTGTGTGTAATAGAGGTGAAATGGTTTATGTGGAGTCTGACGGCATATCGGTTTGTAATAATTGCTCTAATATTATTAAAAATTTAATTGAAATCGATAAACCATCATATAAAGAACCACCTAAAGAAGTTTCTTTTTATGCTTATAAACGAATTAATCATTTAAAGGAAATATTGGCACAATTTCAGGCAAAAGAAAGCACAAATATTCCTGATGAAGTGTTTGAAAATATTAAATATAAAATCAAGAAAGAACGCATTAGCATTAATGAGCTAACAAATAATAAAACAAAGGAAATTTTGAAGAATTTAGGTTATAATAAATATTATGAACACATACCATTTATTAAAGATAAATTAGGTATAAAACCACCAATAATGAGTTCCGAATTGGAAGAAACATTATGTAATCTATTTATTGAATTACAAAAACCATATTCTAAATATTGCCCAAAAGAGCGCGTTAATTTTTTGAATTATTATTATACACTTTATAAGTTATGTGAATTATTAAATGAAACACATTTTTTGCCCTATTTTCCTATGTTAAAAGACAGAGAAAAGCGTGTAGAACAAGACCAAATATGGAAAAAGATTTGTTTAGATTTGGGTTGGAACTTTATTCCTACACCATAGGCTTGTACTAGCAATAGCTATAGTTATTCATCAAATCCACTTACACTTAATAGATTGGAAAAAATATTTATTATATCTAAATAATAAGCTAATGATGCTGATATAAAATCTCCACCATAATCGCGTTGTAATATAATATTTGTATCATATACAATGTAAACAGAAAATAACATTAAAGAACATATTACTAATATTTTATAAAGAAAAGAAGATTGAATAATAAAAAACTGAACTATGCTTATAATCAGTAAAAATAATAGGGCAAAAAATAAAGTTAGACCAAACATATAACCTAATCTAATATTGCTTGCTATTAGTGCTACTCCAAACGCAAACATTGAAACAAAAATGCTGATTGTTCCTATATATGCTGTTTTTATTGTATTAGGATCATAAATTGACTTTCTGTATCCTAAAATTATTCCAAACGCGCAAGAAAAGAGAGAAAATAATATAAATTTTAACTCTGGTGGCATAGTAATAAGCGCTAGAATTAGAATTAATATAAAGGCAGTTATATATGCGGCAATAAGTTTAGGGTTGAATGTTTTAGGATCTTCGTCTTTTTCTATATCAAAATTTTCACTTACATAATAAGTAATGTAAAGCTGAATTACTAAAGTTATTAAAATTAATGCAAAAAAACTCTTTTTTTCGTATATTAACTTAAATAATTGCGTTATATCTGTTTTTTGCTTAATATTTCTATTTTTTTTTAACACATTTGATTTGTTGAGAGCCATGCTTATATATTATTATAATATTTTATTGTACTAGTTTAGTATAAAATATTTTATAGTTTATTGTATAATGGCAAAAACAAAAAAAATTGGAAAAAAGAGAAAGTTAGTTAAAAAACATAACTCAATAAGATACGCAAAAGGCAAAAAAGACGAAATCCCTTTTTTACTTAAAACTATGTTAAATGATGTCCATACAAGAACATATGGTCGACCATTTTATGACCCTGGAAATCCATCACTTGTATCACATCTTCTTCTTAAAGAGAGCGATATCCCCATGGAACGAGCAGAAGGTGCACCTCCAAGATATTATAACTATCGGGATGCTTTTATTATGTCACTTGACCCTTCTCATTTTACACGTTATGAACATGGAATATATGACCCTCAATTTGACCCGATGGTTTTAAATGCTAGTGACAGACAGAAATATACAGAAGGTATGCGAGCCTTTTATAATAGTTCTAATATATGGCCTAATGATACTAGCGAGGCTATATTTTATATGAGCCTATGGAAACTAGATAGAACTATTAAATTTAGAGGTCGTTTTTTGCCCAGATATCCTAATGATCCGCGGGCTGTGCCTGCGCGTGCTAGATATATGCAAGCTTTACAAGCCAGAAAAGATTATATTACTAGTCATATAACCCATTTTATGGAACATTACGAACCAATGTTTAAGCTCTATGAAATAGAAAACTATCAGAGGTTTATGACTAATGCTATAGATAGAAAGATGGTAGAGCTAGGGAATTGGATAAAAATACTTAAAGGTTTACGCGATGCTTGGCTCCCATATTAATAATATTTTTATGATTTATTGATTTACAGTATTATATTATAATATACTATAATATAATATATTATAATATATTATATAATATATATATGCCTTCTCAAACGCGTAGGTCATCGCGACTAAGAAGTTCGGCAGTTAAAAAAATTCAAAAACGGTTTAGAAGTAGAAAAAGGCTAAGGTCAAAAGCAAGTCGTAAAATTCAATCAAGAGTTAGGGGAAGACAAACTAGAAAAGTAATAAATAGAGAAAAAAATACTAGTACAACAATTAATGATTGTCCAATATGTTTTGAACCATTGACTAATGATGTTCGTATTGCATTACCTTGTGGACATAGATTTCATGCACACTGTATAAGGCGTTCTTTGACTAGCACCGGTGGAACATGTCCAAAATGTAGGACAGTAATAACTAATATAAATTATCCTTCTGTAGAAGAACAAGAACGACAAATAATACCACTATTTCAATTACAACCACTAATACATGAATTAGATTATGTATTAGATTTAGAACCAATTCAACTAATAGGACACTTTACAGAACGCGCACGCGAACTAGACATTATAGAACAAAGCATTACAGAACAAAGACTACTACTACCTGATGCGCCAGAATTTCCAAATATAGCTTATGAACTTGCAATATATAATGAAGTAAATGCAACCGATACTGAGACTGCTTTAATAAGTCTACATGATGAAGCATGTTATATTCGCGATAACTATGGACATTATGGTGGACGACCAACCAGAAATGATGAAATATTAGATGACCACGTTTTTAGTATTATTGATAGACTGGCAGAATTATTAATACGCGCAAGACGCAACGCACGCAATGCTACACGAATTGAGCGCCATATTGGTTCGCTAACGCTTATTGGTTAGCTAACGCTTATTGATTAATCTTACTAATGTTATGTTTTATAGTAATTCTTTAATACTACAAAAATATTAAATTATTATATAATATACTATTTTTATATTATATTATAATATATTATAATATATTATAATATATATATGCCTTCTCAAACGCGTAGGTCATCGCGTTTAAGAAGCTCGGCGGCTAAAAAAATTCAAAAACGGTTTAGGGGAAAACAAACTAGAAAACAAGTAAATAAACTAAGATCAAGTCGTAAAATTCAGTCAAGAGTTAGGGGAAGACAAACTAGAAAAGTAATAAATAGAGAAAAAAATACTAGTACAACAATTAATGATTGTCCAATATGTTTTGAACCTCTGACTAATGATGTTCGTATTGCTTTACCTTGTGGACATAGATTTCATGAAGCCTGTATAAGACAATCATTGACTAGTACAAGTGGAAGATGTCCAAAGTGTCGCGCAGCTGTAACTAATATAAATTATCCTTCTATACAACAAATACAAGCACAAGCACAAGTACAGGCACAAGCACAAGCACAAGTACAAGCACAAATACAAGCACAAGCAATATTAGACCCAATAATACGAAGACAATATATATTACAAAGGTTGCGAGAAATTGAAATGCTACAACAACGATTAGCACAACTATACAATCTGTTAGATACTCCAAATATAACTATAAATGAAGCGTTACCTATTCAACATAACGCACGCCAAATTGTGCGTGAGCTACGAACAATATTTTATGAAGCTTCTGAAAATTATCAGAACTATAGAAATGTTAGAATAGATGGTAACCCAGTTGACCAAGATGTTATTAATATGTATTATATAACGTCTGATTTATATAATCGTGCGCAAGTACTTAGGAATAATGTTACGCGTATTGTAGATGAACTTGGTGATGATGATTATGATGAAACTCCAGACCTTATGTAATATTACACTATTTATATAAATTTTTAAATAATCTTATATATTATATTATATATAATATACTATTATATTATATTATATTATATTATATTATAATAGTATATTATATATAATATAATATAAATTTAGTATGCCTTCACAAAGACGTAGTTCATCGCGTTTAAGAAGTTCGGCAGTTAAAAAAATTCAAAAACGGTTTAGAAGTAGAAAAAGGCTAAGGTCAAAAGCAAGTCGTAAAATTCAGTCAAGAGTTCGTGGAAAACAAACTAGAAAAGTAATAAATAGAGAAAAAAATACTAGTACAACAGTTAATGATTGTCCAATATGTTTTGAACCTTTGACTAATAATGTTCGTATTGCATTACCTTGTGGACATAGATTTCACGCACACTGTATAAGGCGTTCTTTGACTAGCACACGTGGAACATGTCCAAAGTGTAGGGCGGTAATAACTAATATAAATTATCCTTCTAATGAACGACAAATAGTACCACTATTCCAAATACAACCACAATCACAACTATTAGATTTAGAACCGCTACAACTAATACAACACCTAATAGTACGCAATCAAGAACTAGATGTTATAGAACAAAGTATAGAACGACTAAGACAACTACTGCCTGATGCGCCAGAAATTCCAAATATACCTTATGAACAGGCAGTAGTTAATGAAGTAAATGCAAATGATACTGAGACTACTTTAAGAAGTCTTTATAATGAAGCATATACTCTTTATACTAACTATGAAAGTTTTAACACACAAGATAGACCAAGTACTAACGATGAAATAGCGGAACAATACATTGATGCTTTTTTTAATAGAACTTCTAATTTATTAGAAGTTGCAAACTATGATGCGAATAATGCTCTACGAATTTCAAATCGTCTTGGTGAACTAGCGCGCGGTGCTTAATCTTACTATTTTTATATTATATTATATTATATTATTTATAGTATATAATATAAATTTAGTATGTTTTCAAAAACACGTAGTTCATCGCGACTAAGAAGTTCAGCAGTAAAAAAAATTCAAAAACGAATTAGAGGTAAACAAACTAGAAAACAAGTAACCAAACTAAAAGCAAGTCGTAAAATTCAGTCAAGAGTTCGGGGAAAACAAACTAGAAAAGTAATGAAAAGAGTAAGAACTAATATGTTAACAGACAACACTTGTTCAATATGTTTAGAACCTTTGACTGAAAATGTTGCTACGGCATTACCTTGTGGTCATAGATTCCATAAAGATTGTATAGTAAATTGGTTAGTTAGAAGTCAAGGAAAATGTCCTAATTGTAAGCAACGCATAACTAATATACCTTATATTTCTATAGAAGAAGAATTAGAACAAGAACCAGAATACGAACCACTAATATTAGACCCAATATTACGAAGGCAATATATATTATAACGTATGCGAGAAATAGAATTATGGGAACGTGAAATTGTAGAACTAAGACCACAAGTACCTGACCCTCCAGAAATTCCAAATATAACTTTTAATGATTCATTAAGTAATCAATATAGCGCAGACCAAACCGCATATTATGTACGTAGACTCTATAATGAAGCTTCTTATAATTATAATAACTATAGAAGTTTAAATATAAATGATGAAACATTGGAACAAGATGTTAGTAATATGTTTTTTATAACTTCTGAATTATTAACACGCGCGCGAGACAATTTGCGTAATGCTCAAAGAATTTGCACTCATATTGCAAATATAGAGTTTGCGGAGTATATGTAATAGTTTTATAGTGTTATACTTTATTTTATTATATTTTATTTTATTATATTATATTTTATATATATAATAAGATATAATATGCCTTCGCCAACACGTAGATCATCATCAAGAAAAAGATCAGCAGCTACGCGAATTCAAAAACGCGTTAGGGGCAAACAAACTAGAAAACGACATTCGCGCTCAATTAAGCAAATATATGCTAATTTAGAAAAAACCAATGAATGTGCTATATGTCATGATCCAATGACAAAAGATGAAGCTATTACAAGATTAGGATGTACTCACCGATTCCATGCTGAATGTATACAACGTAGTTTACGCAGTGGTCATGCTAGTTGCCCATTATGTAGAACAATTATACCAAACAATGCCCATGCACATTTAGCAAATCCAAATATTACTTATGAACAAGCATTAAATAATAGAAATCAGGCATTAGAAGAACGTCGCTTGGCAACACAAGCATTAACTAATGCGGCATTCAACACTTTCAACTATGAAGAATCTAATAGGAGGAGTCGAAGACTAAGAGGTATAAACTCATCTACTTATAATAGATTACTTCAAATTGAAGAAGATGCCCGCGAAGAATTAAGACAAGCACGAGAACGCGTTACTAATTCTATGAGAATTATTAGTAGTTTGGCTAATTAGAAAATGAGAGAATGCTAACTATTATATAATATTATTTTATTTTCATATTATATTATATTATAATGGCCGCGTATGAAAATGTTTATATTATGTTTGATGCAAAGAATGACAGGGGAGAAAATGTGAAAATAGTTAAACCTGCCAGAGATTATCAAAAAGAATCATATAACGATTTTATTACTAATGTTCCAAAATATCAAACTAAAAAATATACATTTCCGCAAGGCATTACTTTTGATCTGGAATACAATAAGGATTCTGATTATGACGATAAAAAAATTGTTAATATGATTAGAACGAATGGTTCTCCTTCTATGATGTCATTTGATGAAGATTTTTTGAATAAAAAAGCAGGTTTTATAAATAGGGTGTGGATGGGGCTTGGGGGTAAGAAAAAATCAAATAAGAGGAAATCAAATAAGAGAAAATCAAATAAGAGAAAATTTAAAAAGAGGAAATCAAATAAGAGAAAAATTAATTAGAAAAAGACATATTATATATTATTATCTTGCTATAAGATAATAATATAGACACATGACTAATACACAAAAAAATAAAACAAATAAGAAAAATCATAATACACATAATACTAACGTTTATGATTTAGTAATAGTAGGCGGAGGCATTTCAGGTATATACACTTTATATAAATTATCTAAAACGTTTTCACACCTAAAAATTCTATTATTAGAGTCAGGAGAGCGCTATGGTGGGCGAATATATTCTTATAAAGAAACTATAGACGGCGAGGAATATATTATGGATTTGGGGGCAGGACGACTAGGTCATCATCATAAACTTATAAATAATTTAATAAATGAACTTGGTCTAAAACCTAAAATTATTGACATACCCAATACTAAAACATATATAGAAGTATCAGAAAATAATAAAGTGCACGACAAAACACACTTCAAAGATAGCATTATGACCAAATTAACAAAATTTTTCTTAAGTCCATTGGTTTCCAAATTAGGCAAGTCAGCACTACAAAAATTTTATTTAAGTGAATTAATAAAAAAATATGTGTCACTTTCATTCTCTCAAAAAGTGGCTTCTGTTTTTGAATATTCTTCAGATTTAAATGAATTTAATGCTTATGATGCTATTGAATATTTTAAAAATGATTATAATAATAAGTCAAAGTTTTTTACATTGCTTGGGGGACTAGAGCAAATAATAGAGAATATGTTGGATCTTATAAAAAAAACAAAATCTTATAAATCAAAAAATATAACACTATTAAATCTCTCAAGTGTTGAAAATATAACTAAAATAAATAGTAATAATAATAACAATAATTTATTTAAAATAGTAGTAAACAATTATAGTAAATCAAAAGTATATAATGTATATTCTAAATATGTAATATGTGCTCTACCTAAACATAGTTTGGAAAAATTTGATTTATTTAAACCTATTTTGAGAGATTTAAATTCAATAAATTCTATAAATTTACTAAGAATATTTGAAATTTATGATAAAACAAACGGAGAAGTTTGGTTTAAAAATATTGAAAAAACAATTACAAATAGCGAGGTTCAATTTGTAATTCCTATTAATCCAAATAATGGACTAATAATGAGTAGTTATAGCGATTGTGCTAATGCGAGAGTTTGGAACTTGTTGCGTGCAAAAAAAGGAATCCAGTTTGTTAAAAACAAACTAAATATAAAATTAAATCAACTTTTTAGTATTTATAACATAAAAGTGCCGCCAAGTAAATATATAAAAATGTATTTT